GATTTGTGTTCTTATAATAAGCAGTATGATTTCCGACAATTGTATGGACCTTTACTCCCATTTCTTGGAGACGATCATAGTAATTATTCTTAGCCCAAGATAGAGCAGAGAAATCAATTCCTTTACGACTATCAAAAGTATCTCCCATATCTACAACTGTAGTAATCCCTTGCTCTTCGAGCGTAGGGAAAAATACATCGTTGTAGAACTTTAGGAAATAGTCATGAAAGAGTTTAGAATTTTTACGACATCCGAAATGCTGATCACTAATTATACAAACCTTCATATGTATTATTTGTATGATTTCAAGTATAGCACAGCATTTTCTAAAAAGTCAATACTGTCTTTAAAGTTTCCCAACCCCAAATTACAATTTCTACATAAAAGACCTCTAACATTTCCATCATCATGACTATGATCTATAGAAAGTCTTCCTTTTTGACACTCAGACTTACAGATAGCGCAAACTCTATTTTGATTATTTAATTTATCATAGTATTGTTCCTCAGTAATGTTGTATCCATTTCTTGAAATAGAACTCCTTAAATATTGTTCTTTCAACTTACTCGGATTGTTTTTTCTCCACTCCTGAGTTTTTCTTTTTTGCTTTTCTTTAGTTCTATAAGGTCTCATCAACTCTTCATTACTGAGTTTCTCTAATCCTTTTTTGATAGAACATGGAGCGCAGTTGTAACTACTAACATACTTTTCATAACTACCACAATACTTACATGTAGTAGAACCAATATAAGTTTTTTTACCTTCTTCTATTGCTTTTAATCTATTACTTCTTGAGTTCGAATATTGATTTGGCATTGCTCCAAAGTGTTTATTATTATTTTATTTTACAACACTTTGGAGCATTTATCAATACCTCAACTTACTATGAACTCCATCCTTGATGCTATTATAGTCGGAATAATTGCCACCGTCAATATTGTTGTCATCTGTAAACACTTCAGAGTATCCAGAACGCTCAAGGATCTTGTTCTTGATCTCTAGTTGACGCTTCTCTCTTTGAATACGACGAAGGAAAGCATAGTGAATGATTTGAGTAAAGTAGGCAAAAGGATTCTGCGACTTCTCTGGATTGAAGTTATGAATATACTGAACGCAGTTTTCAATGCCATCAGAAATCATGTCCTCTTTGAACATGTAATTAACAAAGTTTGGTTTGAATGATAGGTGATTAGCAATCTTCAGGAAACACTCTCCAATGTAGCGAGGAATAGGAGGCTTTGGTTTCCCTTGAATCTCTGCGATTTCTTTATCTTCACGATACTTAATTAGAGCGGCAAGAAACTCTTTGTTGTTGACATAATGCTCTGACCTCTTTCTCTTGGTCATGACTGCTGTGGTTATCATAAGTTTTTATCATTATTATGTATAGATTATACCACTTAAACAAATAGTTGACAAGGTATCAAATACTGTGTAGAATACCTTTGTTGGGTTTAAAGATGAAGCTTCAGCTATTTTTATAAAGCTTTTCTAAGATCTCTTTAGCATCATTAACATTAGCAAGATATCCCATTCTACGATTGATTTTTGATTGGTTACCATCTTTTGTAGATTGACGAATATAGTTCTGATACATCATTATCATTTCTATATCAGAAGATTCAGACATGGTTAAGACATCTTCCATGTTTAAGATGAACATGTCTTCAGTTGTTGTCTTTAGCCATGGTTCTAGTTTATATCCAACAACTCCCGTTCTTCCTTTTATTTCAGAAACTATTATTGGATTAGTAACTAAAAGCATAGTTCTATCATCTTCTTCTGTTGCAGCAACTTTACAGAAGATCTCTTCACCTGTTTTTAGTTTTACTGTTGCATAAAAGTCGTCTTCAATCATTAGTCCTTAAGTTGTATTGTGATTATTTCATAATTAAAGTTTTCTTCATTGTAGGTCTTAATTCTTTCGATTAGATGATTTAAAGTATAGTTCTTTCTTGATTTAAATGTACAATCATCAGAGATGTCGTAGAGGACGGCTTTATTTTTATCTTTTCCTTTTCTAAGTACTCTTCCAATTGATTGTAGATTTCTAATTCTCGATTTACTGGGTGAAGCAAAGATAACATTATGGAGGTTTTTAATATTAATACCTGTAGAAAAAGTTCCATAAGAAGCAACGATGATTGCGTTGTTTTCTCTCTCAGTAATTTCCCTTACCTGTTCTCTTTCTTCTGTATCTACACCACCATGAATAAAAAATACCTTACGGTCACTTCGCTTTTTATTATTTATCATTTCATAGAGTATTGCTCCATGAGCTTCCACCCTACTGAATAACACAAGAGTATTTCCTTTTAAATCTAGTGTAAGATTTGTGATAAATTTATTTCTCTTTTCGTGAGAGATTAAATATTGTATCTCATCTTCATAAGTTTCAAACTTTTGTGGATTATGTTTGAGAACAAGACACTGAATATCAAGTTGAGAAAGGTGTCCTTGTCTCATCAACTCATCAGTTCTTGTTACTTTATATGATGGACCAAATAATCCTTCTAGGACCCATTTGTGAGTTTGAGTTCCATCAAGAGTTCCTGTGAAACCAAAACGATACTTTGCATGATGAAGTTTAGTCATAATCTCAATCAGAGATTTGCTCTTGAATAAATGAGCTTCATCACCTATAATGACGCCATAATCCTCAAAGAATGAACGATCTAGTTTATATACTGATTGCCAAGTTGTAATAGTTACTGGATATTCATTAGTTTTTTCCCTACCAGAATAGATACGGTGGCAATATGAGTCAGCATTCCAACCATAATCAAGGAAATCCTTGTACATCTGCTCTACAAGAGATGTCGTCGGAACAACTAAAAGAATTTTTTCTCCTCTATCCACATAATATCTTACGAGAGAATAAATCATCAGTGATTTGCCGCTCGCAGTGGGGCTTATCAATAGTTTTCTATTATGCTTTAGGGCACCATATACTCCCTCAATCTGATATTTCCTGGGAGTATGGGCACAAATGGAATGCATGTAATCCTTGACACCTTCATATGAGATATGTTCATTCTCTTCATATGGTGTACCATAGAACTTATTATCTTCAAACTTATAAGTGTATCCATATTGCTTACAGAAGGATACGATTTTATCTAGCAAACCAACATAGATTTGCTTCGATCTCATATCAAATAGATGAATTTCTCCATTCCAATTTCTACCACGATATTGTGGCATGAATTTGGCATTTGGGACCTCAAACTTAAAATGGTCTCTTAGTTCATACTCGATATGAGGTTCTGTATTAATCTTTAAAAATACTTCGTTGGACTTGGAAATAACAAGATTTGCTGTTGTATCAATCACATACATCCATTCATCTGGATGTATTTATTCGTCTACTCTAAAATGATATTCTAGTATCACCCGGGACAAAAAATCGTCCAAGTATTTTAAGTTTTCTTTTTTATTAGGATCATGGTGACACAATTCGGCACATTGGGATATGCATTCACGAATCACTCTAACGTCACTTATATCAAGATCCAAACTGATATATGGTTGATTCTCGTCAAAACCATCCTCAAAAAGAGTATTATCTTCCATTATCCTAAACCAGAATTGAATCTCATAAATTCTATAGCATTTTTAATCTGATATGTTCTATTTTGAATCATTTTAAGAATGCTTTCAATATAAACAAGCATTGTATCATAGTAATCTATCTTCAAACATACTGTAGATAACTTCTCATCCGCATCAAGATATTTCTGCATCGTATCTTTATCACGAATCTTTTTTGGAAAGGGATTATCAATATAAACTTCTGGGTCTGATTTGCCGGAATAATATTCGTATCTTTCGTGGCGAATATTTCTTTTCTGCTGCTCTGCTTTTTTTCTTAAAAGAAAAATAGTATTATACAATTCAAAGTATTTTGCATGAAGAACTGGAATATTTGTAGATTCTGTATGGAGATTATCCATATCTATTTTTGAATCTTTTGTCCACATTTCTTGAATTTTATCAAGATCAATCGTCATAGAGGATTGCCACTTAAATCAGTTATATTGTAGATAGTATACTTGAAACTGACATCTGCTGTAAAGTACTGTATGTCAGTATCTGTTGCATCAAAATTTATAGTTGATAAAGAATATGGAAAAACATCATTAAAAAATACTTGAAACTTTGGTATTAGATTGCTACTCAATATTTGTAAAGTTGCATCTGAGTATACGTTTTGTCTATCTTTTACATAATTTGTTTGTATTAAACCTTGTTCACTTAAATCTCTAAACTGTTTAACTTCTTCCGGATAACCTAACCCTCTTATCCAGTTTTGAATTTCCATATAATTGCCCAGATCTTCATCAACCAAAAATCTTAAATTCAAATCCCCAAATATTATTTTATCGCCAGGAATATCAATATCTTTTAAGTAAGATGGTTGATTTGCGATTCCTAAAGTTATATCTGGAATATTTGCTTGATTGCAGAAAAATGCTACCTTTGGACTTCTTTTTAAAATAAACTTAAATCCAGTAGGTGATAGAAAATTTCTATTCTCAATTTGGGATGGTCTACCTGCCATTTTTTTTAACTATTTAGATAAAAAAAGAGGGTCTAAAGACCCTCTTGATAAATCTTGTGTGAAGATTAGATCACATGAGATTCTTAACTGCGACTCTTCTGTAGTAACGGTTGGCGTTAACATTGAGTTCGCCAAGACCCTGAGTAGTGCCTTGTGCGAATGGGTTAGCAACCATACCGTAACGAGTCTTAAATCCAATTTTTGGTTGGAAGGTGTTCTCACCAACGGCACGAACCATTTGGAGAGGAACATATGGGCAGTAGAAGATACCTGCGTCATATGGGGAAGAACCCTTATAACCAACAACATAGTACTGGTTACCTGGAGTTGCGTTAGCAGAAGTCAGGTTAGAAGCATAAGGATCGATATAAACACGATACTTACCTTGCAGAACACCAGCGAAGGTGTTACCAGTGTCATCAACGTTGAGGTTAGCGTTGAGTGCAGGGGTGTAATCAAGAACACCAGCCATGGTTAGAGCGGAAGCAACGTCTGCTGAGCAGAGGATGATGTTGCCCTTTCCACGACGAGTTCTCTGAGCGATTGCGTTAGCATCACGCTCAATCTGGAACAGAAGACCCTTGAACTTCTCAACAGACCAACGACCATTGGAGTCAACGTCGAGGTCGAAGATACCAGCGTTAGCAACGTTCTGAACAGCACCCTGCTCAGCAACCTTGTAGATGGTGCGGATAACTTCACGGTTGATTTCAGCAAGAATCTCAGTTGACAGAATGTTTGCCAACTCAGCTTCTGCATTCAGACCGTGAATTGCCTTAAGGTCCTGAGCAAGCTCAAGTGAGTACTCAGCCTTCAGTGCGCGTGACTTTGCAGTAACGGTGACTTTCTCGATTGAGAATGCCATCTGGTTGAATGCACCAGAACCATCTCCAAGGTCCTCTGCAGCGTCTGTACGAAGTCCCTGACCAGTGTTGTATGCAAGGTTGTCACCTGTGCCACCAACTGGGTTAAGAACTGAAGGGTTAGTACCTGTCTGTGAGGTAGTACCCATACCAGAGGTAACTGAAGAGAAACCAGTGGTATTGTTGAAACTTGCGCTCTGACCAGAGAATGCTGAATCAACCTCATTGTAGAAGGTTTCATCACCAGACTGTGAACCGTAGCGTGAACGCATTGCGAAGATGAGTCCAGTAGGACCACTCATTGGTTGAACACCAGCCAGATCATAAGCGATCAGGTTAGGCATTGAACGTCTGATTAGTGAAATCAGAACTGGGTCGAAACCTGCGGTAGGACCAACAGCATCAGCACTGCCGCTGAAGCCGCCAGCTCCTGCTGCGTTGGTTGGTGCTTCCATCAGGTTGGAAATACCACCTGCCTGGAATGCAGTTTCTTCTCTTAGGAATTTTTCTTGGTTCTCTAGCAGGACAGCGGTTACCGCTCTTCTGTGCGAATCTTTGATTGGATCAAGACCCTCATAGTTGAGGAGAGGTGCCCACTTTTCCTGCAGATGCTCTGACATGAACATTTGCGTTTACCTTTGTTGTGTGGATGTTTTGTTTGAATTATATTAAATTCAATTATTTGCTAAATGCAGAAAGAGTCTTGAGATATGCAGCCATTTGTCCAGAGACTTGCTCTGTTGAATTGTCTACACCCTCTGACAAAGTTTCAGTTTTAGCAGATGGAGATGATACCTTTGTTGGGAAATATGATTCCTTTAGGGTCTCCAGCTTTTCACGATATTCTGTTTCACTTTCAAACTCAACACTTTCGGCAAGTGAAGCGAGCTTCTCTTTCTGAGTATCTGCAAGACCCTCAGAAACTTGTTCAAAGATTCCTTCTGCAACCGACTCTGCGAGACGCTTGTTTAGGGAAACATTCTTCTCAATTTGCTCGTTGAGTTTTGTCTCCATTTCATCAAGTTTTTCTACCATGCTCTCAAGCACATTATATTTATCTTCAGGGATTGATACATAATGATCTTCAAAAAGTCCTTTCAGACCTGTCATGAAGGACTCGGTGAGTTCTTCTTTTAGACCTGCTTGAACTGCGAGTTGGTTTTCCTTGAACCACTCGTCAGCAACATACTCAAGATAAGAATCTACACGCTCGTTGAGAGCACCTTTGATTTCTTCTACCTCTTCAACAAGTCTTTCCTCATACTGCTCTTCGAGTGCCTCTTTGATTTGATTAACTCTTAGATTAATAGCAGCTTCAAAGATTGTCTTTGCCTTTTCCTTAAACTCTTCTGAAAGATCCTCTCCTTCGATAAGAGCATTTACATCTTCATCAATATCAAATTCTTCTTCAACAACTTCCTCTTCACCTTCTTCGGAGATTTCTTCTTCCTCAGTGATTTCTTCCTCAGTAGACTCATCGCTCAATTCATCTACTGTCTCTTCTTCAATAACCTCTTCATCTTCAAGTTCTTCTTCTTCCTTAACACCCTTCATTTCTTCGGCTGCCTTAGCTCCCTTATTAACAACATCCTTAACTTGCTTAAGGGTTGATCCTGGTGTGCTTAGTTTTGCAGAATCATCATCTGACTTGTAATTTTCTGGGGTAGGTCCACCAAGATCTTCCCAAGAACCAGTTTGTCCTGGAGTATCTCCAGAAAGAGATGGCATTGGTTCTGCTGCTTTTGCACCAGAATTAACGGCAGTCTTGGATTGCTTAGTGCCTACTTCCATTTCTTGTAATTGTGTGCCACGAGACATTTGAACTCTCCGATTTTCCTGTAGTAAATCTATATTTATTTATAAATTAATAAATTACAATGAATTTAAGAACTCATTGAATAAACTTAGCTTATACTCTTCCAAAACATTTTGATCAACAAGAGTATTGATTTTATTCTTTATGTTCTCGGCAGATTTTTCTCTCAAGATTCCGCCGTCCCAAATCCATTCTTTTCCTTCCATAATACCCTGAACAAAAGCATCAGGAGCAGAAGGGTCTGCTACTATATCTGCAGCAGTTGCTAGCATAAAATCTTCACCGACTTCATTGTAACCTTCTCTAGTTGGTTTTAAAGATCCAATACCACGAGAAGAAACACCTAAACAAACTCCCTCTTTGAGCAAAGATTCTGCAATCTTACCCATTGGAGTTGATAAGATTTGTGCTTTTCCTATGAAATTATTTCCTTCTTTATAGAGTTCTGTAATTTTGTGAGAAACCCTATCAAGATTAACTGTTGGGCCATCTGGATGACCTAACTCCCCTAGAGCACGTCCTTTCTTAACATAATTTTCCATGTAGCGATTTACTTCTCGCTCCATGACTGGCATACGATAAATTCTACCGTTTCTGTTTACTTGTTCTGCCTGGAGAAAAACTCCTTTAATGAAAAGATTTTTCTTTCCATTTACGTTTTCGGTCAGAACTTCTACCTTTTCAATTTCCTCTCTAATTAGTTTCATTAGGCATCTCCTGAAATTTGAACTTGTTGATAATATAAAGTTCCTGAAGAAGTTCCAAGAGCAGAAACTTTCAGTGAATTTGAAACGAAGGCGTTTGGATCGCTGAAAGACGTAATTATTCCACTAGAATCATGATCAACAGTCATTCTGGTTTGATAATATCCATCAAAACTAGATGTAGTATCTACAGATAAAACTTCAGCGTGAGTGAAATTATGATAAGTTGAATTACTAAGAGTTATAAAGTCTCCAACACCAAAAGGAACTTGTGTTCCCTCAGGTACAGTTATAACTGTAGAAGAACCCGTTACAACTCCTACAACTCTATTGGATGCTTTAGTTATACCTAGGGTTGCTGTTCCACCAGATGGTATGTAATAGTCGGAAATACTTGCAGAAGGATTTCCATCTATTTTTACATGCGAAGCTGCACCAACAGAAACCAATCTTAGTACACTAGATTGTGCATAAAATGGTGAAGATGTGGAAGCAGCACCTGATGAAAAATTAAATGATGATCCTGCGCCAACTGGTCTATGAGCCATTATTTTAATAATACACTTTTAGTTATTTATTTATTCTTCGTCTTCTGTATTTTCGTCGTCACCAAATAAATCTGCTGCCACATTGGGTCTAAAGGAATCAATTTTTTCTGATGACTTTGAAAAAAGAATATCTTTTATCTTATCACTAATTTTGGATGGTGCCTCATCCGAAACAATCATGTCCATTAAATCATCCATGTCAGTTACCTTATGTAATCGTTTTTATTTATATTTCACCACCCTTGGGTATTTCTGGTGCTTTTATTGTATTTGTCTGAGATTCTAAATCTGGTTCCATTATTGGAGATCCTAGATTCATATCTTGCTGTGTATTATCTACAGGTCCTGATTCAATATCTACGGGAGCATTTGGGTCTGGAATTAATCCACTTTCAATTTCTTTTTGTATTAGTCTATCTTGCTCTAGAATTTCGATGTCAGTTTGGCGAAGAATTTTTCTTCTTACATAATCTTGCGAAAAATATTTTCCAATATATGGTTCTGCAGTTTGCACCATTGACAATCTTTCGTTTAAAAGTTCTGCTTCTTTTAGTTCTGAGAAGTGATTATCATATAGAAAATCATATTGAATATGCTCACTCATAATCTCCCAATCTTCCGGAGTTACAATATTTTTTAGAATTAATTGGGTTTTTAGCATATCATTGAACATATTTGAGAATCTTTTTCTCAAACGTCCAACAAATTTAGTGAATTTAAGTTCATCTCTGAGAATTTCTGAAGATCTTCCCAAATTAAAACCACCTTCTCCATCCATTCTTGATGGGGGAACATTTAGTGAACGATATAATTTCTTTTTAAAATATTCAATATCTGTAATTTCTCCTAGATTTTGTCCACCTGGCAGTGTCGAGATTTCAGTTCCTCTACCACCTTCACGACGAGGAAGCCAAAAATCTTCTAACATCGCCATATACTTTTTATCATCACGAACTTCTCCAGTTGCTGCATCATACACAAGTTTGTTGCGATAACGCATCATAACATCGCGTAGATATTGCTCTGCCTTAACTTTAGGTAAATTTCCTACATCAATATAGAAAATTCTACGTTCAGGTGCGCGTGATAATCTATAGATAACAAGAGAATCCTCAATCATTCTAAGTTGATTGAGTGACTTGATTGCCTTGTGAAGATATGAAAGTGTATTTCCTTTATTTCTATCTACTAAACCCGAAGTGCAATAGACTACAGAATCCTTAGTCATCTTAATGCCTTGGCTTGCTCCGGTAGCATTAACATTTCCTGTAGGATAAGTTGATTTTGGATTGTAAATGAAATATTCTTCAATCTCAGGAAAGTCATAATCCATAGGATCATCACTTTTAAATGATTGTAAGTTATTAACTTTATTTTTTGTACTTTTTTTACTCTGCCTAACATAACGCATTTTCATTGCGTCAATGTATCTCAACTCTTGAATACCATCATGTGGATTCTTTAAATCAATTATTTTGTGATAATATATTCTGCCGTCAATATACCAATTTCTGTATATTTCGTGTGCTTTCTTATCAAAATCTAAAAGATCTAAAATATACTTAAACTCTTGTCTAATTTTTTTCTTAATGCCATCACTTGCGTTAAGATTTGAAAGTTCAATCTCAACTGGAGTATCATTTGTATCCGAAACAATTGCTTCATTTACAATATCTTCGATGGCACTGTCAACTTCTGGATGAAGTGCCATCTCTCTATATCTTTTAATCAGTTCAAATTCTGTTCTATAAACACCTTCAATATCTACATAAGAACCAAAAAAACCACTACTCATATAATGATCAACCCCGTCCTCATTATTAGGAGGAACGGGGGAGACCACATTTGGTGATGTTGGTTCAGTATCCTCAATAGAGAATCCAAATAATTTTGACATAATTTATAAGTTTAAGTCTGATCTTTTTACTATTTATTAACCGTTAGGATTACCTGCTCCGGTTACAGAGAACGACTGAACTTGGAATTCTACTGTAAATTCTTCAATTGTGTCAGATGAATCGTATGAAAGATCAATTTGGGAAACATTGGTTGGGAATATGTCGATGAACTCATATTCCTTCAGTACTGAATTAGCAGTCCCACTGTTGTCTTTGCTGCTAGCGACTGATCCTCTTCCAAGCTGGAATACTTTAGCATTAACCATGTATGCAGAAGGATCGGTTGCACCTAGATTTGTATCTAGTTTTGCAATTAATTCTGACCATGCTTCGAATGCATTACGTAGAATAAATCCTTCATCATTAATTACAGTAACAGTCCAAGTATCAATAGTTCTATCACCAGCAACTTTGAAAATTCTTCCTCTAAATGGAACATCTATTGAAGCAATATTTTGTGCTGGGAGAGCAGCTGACTTACACATAAATCTAAAGTTATCAGAGTTCCAAGAAATTCCTCCTGGAAGATTTGTTAACTCAACTTCGAATAAATTGGGGCGGGCGCCGCCCCCTACAAGTGCAGACTTGAATTGTGAGATTGTTTTGTTATCTCTAGTTGTTGCCATGATTAGTGTCCTCCTTTGATTTTTTTATTACGATGTTAATTAGGCTCTACCAGCGACTTCTTCAAAACTTACACCAGTTCTCGTTGCGACGAAAGTGAGTGTTACATAATTAATGGACTTCGCAGGTTTCAGGAAGATGTCTGCTCTAAACTCATTGTTATCAATGACATCTGGAGTATTATTCGTTGTATCACAAACAACCAAGAATCCATATAATCCTCTTTTCGCTTGAACATCGCGTAAATATGGTTCAACAATGTTTCTAAAGTTTGCTCTAGTCAATTCATCGTTCAATTCAAATAGTTGAGCTTGTGCTGCAGTTTGTAGTGCTTGTTCTATGGTGAGGAAAAGACGACGAACATTGATTCTATCAAACGCGGAAGCATAACCTAGTGCGGTCTTATCACCAAAGAGTAGAGTTCCTACACCTGGTTGAGTTACGATTGCATTAACTCTTTGTGGGTAGAGTTGATCTCTCTGTGCTTTATTTGGGTTATATGCTAGTTTGATAGCATTGTTGATAATTCCTCTTTGCTGTCCTGCAGGTGAGAACCAAGGGTAAGAAACAATATTTGTTCTGCACATTAGTCCAGCAACATCAGCATTACATGGAATGTACACAAACTTATTATTGAATCTATCATAAGTGTACTTATATCCACTATCAAATACTGCATATGATGAAGATGAAAGTGAACTAAAGTACTTAATCAGATTATTAGTTTGTGTTGTTGTATTTGTAATTCCAATTAAGTTTGCTCTGTGAGGACCAACTGTTGCAATACAATCCTTTCTTTGTTCTGCTATCGAAATGAGGTATTGTGCTTTTGCCTGAGTATCTGACTCTGAAGTTAAACCAGGACCCATGATTAGATAATCAACTTGAATCTCATCTTTGTTTGAGAACAAGTCATATGATGTAATTAGATCTCCTAGTGTAGAACTCATTCCACCATTAGCAGAATAGTCTACTCCACCACCTAGAGTATATGTCTTGTTGCCAATAGCACTGTAAGTAACATCTTGGGCACTTAATCCCCAAAGACCATCTGAAGTTGATATTGGGGAGAATCCTGTTGAGAAACCAGTTGCTCTTGGAACAGTTTGCCAATAAGCATCTTCTCCACTCGATGGATTTCCTCCTGCATAAATTTGTGCAGAAAAATCTGCCAAATATTGCTCGTACCAGATTTTTTGTGGTGAATTAACTGCAGATACTGAATCAAGTGCTTTTGATAGACTTAGATGCTTCTCAAGAATAGTTCCTTGATTGCCACTGATTGTTCCTAAATCATCAACAACTACTACGTGGATTCCGTCATTTTTTCCATTTCTATCAATAACGTATCTGTTTGATACTGGTTTTGGTGCGATAGACTTCCAGAAAATAGTCGAATTTGTTAGACCAAGTGTTTGGTTGTTATACCAGTCAGATACTGTAGTTACAGTCTCTGATCCTTGCAATGCTCCATTAGCATCAATAAAATTGATGGTATCTGTTGCAGAATAAGCAGCAAAACTTGTTCCCTCTGCATAATCAACTTCAGTCTCAGTTCCTGCAGTAGAAACTCTGGAAACAATCTTTACATCAATAGTGCTATTGCCATTTGTTGAGTCTGTGCTCACTCCAGTAATAATTCCTTTCAAGTAACCTGTGAAAGATGAAGTGGTTCCTGCGCCAGGAATTACTTCTGCACTTAATGAAAGTGTTACGCCATATCCAACTGTAGCGCCAACACCAGCCAGACTAGTTGTGCTAATGCCTAGTGTCTGATCTGCTAGATCGTCAATAACACAAACTTTTAAGTTGTTTGCCCAACTTCCTGGATTTTTAGCTGCGAAAGTAAAATTCGAACCGTCTGAATGATTATTAATATAATCATCATAGTTATCTATTTTTAATGCTGTCGTTGTTCCTATTCCTACCCCAGCATTTGCATTGTTGAGAGTAGATCCACTTGTTCTTACAACTTTTAATACACCACCATATGAAAGATATGATGCAGCACTCATCCAATATTCGTACTGGGAATCTGTTGAGAGTGGTTTCCCAAATACATTGATGAGATCTTGCTCTGTAGTAATGTCAATTGGAAAATCAACAGGTCCAATTGGAAAAGGTCCAGCAATTGCACCAATATTATCTAAGACATTATCAGCTCTTCCTACAGTTAAGTCAACCTCTCTGACTAATACGCCTGGAGATAATTGAGGAGTCGCCATGTTTTTCTCCGTAAGTCTCAGTTTATCTAAAAAATATTTATTAAAAATTTACTTTACGCAGGGGAAACTTGACGTGAAATATCTACCAGTCAGGATATTCCCATTTATCTAAAACAGAGGAAGTCATTTTACTTATAATTATTCTTTTTATCGTACATTCTTTACATTCATATGAATAAGAAGAAGCAACGGGTCCTCTATCTTTGCGAGTTCTATAAAAACCGTCTATGAGATTTTTCATTTCACCACATACTCTACACTTCCTATCAACAAGTAGTAAATGACCAAGTTTTATTTGCTTATCAATTTCCATTTAAGATAAGTACTCCCACATATAAGATCTGTCACCATACTCATCAGTGTTCCAAGTTTGAGGAGTGCCGGATAATCTATCTAGATATCTATCGCCAGTTTTATTATCGATATACCACCTATCACCATCATCATCTACAAATGTATTATCATCAAATCCATCTACAATAAAACCAAACGGTGCCATATCTTGTTCTATTTGATTTTTTTGTTCTTCATATAACCTCTTTCTAACATCTTGATCAGTTAATTCTTTAAAATAATCTTGTGCAACTAACCAAGCATAAATCACTAAACACATTGCCAAGTCATCATTACATCCTTCCTCAGCTTCAAATGAGTTGTGCTTTTGAATGAATGTTGTTAATTCTGAAATTATCTCATAATCATTTAAGTAAAGTTTGTCCTCCTCAATCATAGTTTTGAGGTTAAGACATCCAACCTTTTTTACAGTTTTGGACATCTTAACTCCAAGTTGGGTTTTCTTTCCAGAAAAACCTTGTCCAACTATTTGACCAGCTCTACCTCTCATTGAGCACATGAGTAGATTCTTGTACTCTAGATCATATTGTAGAATACTAGCTACTTGATCTCCAACATCATTTACCTCGCATAAAATATATGCTTCATTATAGTTTCTACCAACTTCATCAATAATGCTTGGAAAAAGCATAGGTTTTATTTCGTTATTTCTATACTTTGCTACAACTTTATGTGGAAACTGAGTAATATCAACTACAGCAAATGCGGAATAATCGTTTCCAACACCCCTAGCAACATCCACAGTGATTAGGTAATCATGATTCTCTATGGGATCTTCATATACATCTAAACCTGCACTACGTGTCTTAGGGTGATCATATACGAGGTTTCTTAGTTTAGATGGTGCAATAAGAGTATCAACAGATCCTAAGAATTCACATTCAAACTCAACTTTAAATTGTTGTTCTGATGTGTTTGCGATTGTCTGTTGTTTCCATTGCTCATCTCTTCCCGGAACTTCAGACCAGTGAACATCAGTATATACATATTCGTTCTTTCCTTTCTCAGCATCATGCCACATACGGTAGAAATGATTCATACCGTGTGGTGTAGATACAATAATTACTTTTGTATTTTTACCAGAAGTAATTGTTGGATATACTGAAGCAAAGAATGAATCTGCGATGTGATTTGGAACGAACGCAAATTCGTCCAAAAATAAGATATTGAATGACATACCACGAACCGCAGAAGCAGAAGTAGAAGCAGCCAAGATCTTAC